CGTCAGTGACTTCCAGGCGGCAGAGATCGTCAAGGCTGATCTCGGCAACATGCGCGCTATCTCTCTCGGTATAGGTAGTGAGTTGCACGCGGGGCAACGTGACATGGTGTCGGCCGAGGCTGACTTCCGTCGAATACTCGACGTGTCTAATCTCAGTGATCCGGGTAAGGAAGCGCTCGTGTTGGAGCAGTTGCCTATTTGGCGCGCCAACCTGGCGAATGGCTTGTTAGAAAACCCGCTGGAGGGTTCGCGCGCTCTCGCTGCCGGTGAGCTTGAGGGTGTTTTGACAGACGAGGAGATGACGAAGTTCGAGGACGATCTCTTCAAAAGACTCAATGGTATGGAAACGGAAGCGCTCAATAAACAGCTATTCGAGTTTGCTGCGTATCATCCACAAGCGTTAGATGCTGTGGTGAGTGGTGAGATCACTACGCTCGAAGGCTTAGAAGGGTTGCGCTCCAAGATATCAGAGGAACTGTACAAACACTTATTTCAGATAGTGCGGGACCGGGTTATTCCAGACCGAACCGAAGCAGAGATAGCGGATAGCGAGTCAAACATTCTCTCCGATTACAACGCGATGTCTATGAAACGCAAGAAAGGCAAAATGACAACCTCTGCCAGCTTGGAGGAGATACTACGCTTCCAGAATAATTTGGGTGGTCTTGTGGCTGAAGGTTACATCTCGTCCACCTCCGCTAAATACTACATGCGTCGGACTGAAGAGGCAGCGCAGATGCTAATGGATAAGGCCGGCGCAACGAGCGATGTTAAAAATAAATATGGGCGGATGTGGAATATCAGCGTGTTCGACCGTGGCGCCCAAGCGATTAACGAGAAGGCGGACGATGAGGGTTGGGACGCAGGTAAACGGTCACGCGTATTCCGTGAGTATATAGAACTGCACGAAGAGTTTGACAAGATACCCGACGCCGACCGGTCGGTCAAAGAAGCGGCCGGGAATAAACTGGTAGTCGCGGCGATAGATAACGCGCTGCGCACGCAGAACCCTGCCTTCAGTCACTTTGATGACATGCCCGATGGGATTATGACCGCCAGCGGTCAGATACTGATGGCGACCGGTAGTGGCGCTCAGAGATTGAAGCCAACCGTCAAAACCTTACCCTTCGAGCGAGTGCTACACAAGAAGGACGCCACTGGTAAGGATGTCTTCTGGTACAACATACTGGACGAGTTTAATCGCCCAATACCGGGTCAGCATGTTGAAGTGTTTAAAGCAATCGGCGTCAACGATGAAGTAGATGCGTTTGTCGATAAAGACGGTTACTATCTGGTGCAGCCTAACGGTAAAACCCCAGATGAATCTACACAATCAACACCAGAGAGCAATGCGTCCAGTCTTCAATCCACAGAGCCAGTGGCAGGGTCCGTCACGGTATCCCCCTTGGGAGACGACCCTGACCCCTTGTCGGTATCCGGTGGTAAGGGTGGCAACGTCATTCCTGAAGACGCGCTGCTGCCGGGTATGCCCTCTGGTACGAAGATGTATCAGGACTCTCACGGTAACTACTACTACCGCACACCTGCTGGTGGCGCGTCTGGCCTACCTCAAGAGGCCGCTGCTGCGATACTTCAGTCTATGGAACTGGACAAGCCGCCAACACTTTCACCACACGGAAGGTCGCTGACACCAGAGAGCAATGCGTCCAGTCTTCAATCCACAGAGCCAGTGGCGGGGTCCGTAACGGTTACAAATCTAGCTGACAACCCTGAACCTATCCAAGGGGAATACGGCATAAATCCGAAGAACGTCATACCTGACGATTTGCTTTTCCCAGGTTCACCCCCTGGCACGCAATTGTTCCAAGACGCCACAGGTAGTTACTACATCCGGGAACCAGGTAACCCACAGAGAATGGGTATGCATCAAGACCGTGCTCGTGAGGTAGAGAAGGGGATGAATCTGAACGGGCCACTGCCGCTAGACCCCAATGTATATGGCACGGATGATGCGGCGAAGCCTAGCGGCGCGGAGACGATGGTGTTGAGCAACCTTCTCGCGGATGAGGGCACAGGCTCCACCGATGGTATTCCTACTCTGGAGGGGGGTCTGACGGAAGCCCGCAAAGTTGAGGTTGCGAAGCAGGCCGGTGTTGATCCCAATACCATGAGCGATAAAAAGGCGCGTGAGCTAGTCGTCAACAACGACCATAAAAAACTTAGTAAAGATATGACAGGGTACGCGGAGCTGCCGGAAACGGTTCAAGCAGCCATCCTTCAGTTATCCTACAACACAGGGGTGGCAGGGGTATTGGCTATGGGTGGTATTCGTACCGCCGTGCGAGAAGGTAAACCCGCAGAAGCCCTCAAGCAGACTTTGGATACCGCCGTTGTCACGGTGGGTAAGACGAGGTACGCATCTAAAGGCCACGCGGCTCGGCGTATGCGCGCGTATAATCGCGCAGCCGCTGACGCGGGGGTGCCTAAGATTGCCCAAGTTGAGCAGCTACCTAACGGTAAGATTATATACTCCCGCGCTGACGGTAGTGTGGTGCTCTCCTTCAAACTACCTAAATGGCAGCAGAGTACTGCCGGCGTAGTCAAAGCGTAGCGTCTGATGGCTGACTCTACCTTCGACTTCACAGGCGGCACCCTCGTTAACCCACAACCGTTTGCGGGCGGCGGCGCGCCTGATCCAAGTGAGTTCCAATTCAATGGTGGTGTGCCTCTCGATCTGCCAAATGAGATGATCACCGATGCCGAGACGGGTGAGGTGCGTGAAATGCCTTCGGGTTCTGTGGCGCGCCTCGTGGCGTTGAGTGAAGGTGGCTTCAACCAAGCCACCGACCAGAACCATATGTCGTACTTATACTTCGACATATTGATGGGCAACGACACACCTGATAAACGCGCCAAACTTGCCGAGTTACAGGCGGGGTTCGGCCCAGAGTTCAAGCCTGATGGTATTTGGGAAGAGATGGCGCTTGCCACCTCGCGGCAGATACCCACTCTTATGGGTATGGCTCACACCGCGTGGTTGCGCGCCACGCAGGGTGCTGTGGCTGGTGGTATTGCAGGCTCCGCTATTGCTGGTATCGGTGCTATTCCCGGTATGTTTGGTGGCGCTGCCGGTGGCGCGCTGACTGGCCCTGTCGAGAACACCTTTATCCTTACGGCTGGTCAATCGTATGGTCAGCTCGAAAAGCTGAAAGACACGAATGGCAAACTGATCGACCCGAGAGCCGCCCAGGTCGGTGCCATTATTGCAGGTGCTGGCGCGGCGGGACTAGAGCTGGTGCCTATCAGCTTGATAATGAAGTTGGTTCCTGGGCTCAAGAAGGTCTTAGGTAACCAGGTTGACAGTGTGCTGTCACGCTTCAAGATACCTAAAGGAAAGACCGCCTTCCAAAAATTCGTGGTCAACCTCTCGACGCTGTTTGCCGCTGAAACATTAACCGAGGGCGCACAAGAGTTGGTCATTAGCTCGGGTGAAGACATCGCCGCGCTAATTGATAAAGATGACTTTGTCACTACACCTGTTGAGCAGCGCTTGAATGACACTGCTGAAGCGATGCGCCAATCTATGCTCGCTTTGGCGCCGTTATCGCCGGTGATGGCCACCCCCCGCTTCGTGGGTGATGTGGTCGAGCAACGCTCAGAAAAGAAGAAGGCCGCCGACACGAAACAACAACGCGCCACCGAACAACCGCGCGAGCAGATCGACTCCATCGCGGGTAAGGTCAAGGCGGCGCAGATATCCCAAGACCTGAAGACGTTCGACGTATACGACTTGTCACCTGAAGAGTTCTCCGTGCTGGAGGACATCGGTGTCGACGTGTCACCAGAGGGGCGCATGAGCGCCGCGTCGGCCGAGCTGCTGGTGGCTGAAAGCTTCCGCCGGTCGGAGTTCTTTCAAGAGCAGCAGGCGAAAGCACAGAAGAAAGCGCGCAAAGAGGAAGACGCCACGCTCAAGAAGATCAGGCGCGGGCGCATCAAGGCCATCGACAAAGAGATCGGTGACATGGACGCCCTCGCGGATCAGTTGCTCGACTCCATCAACACCAACGAGAAAGCGGGTAAACCGTTCAAGCGTCTCAGTAACCGTCTCGCCACCTTACTCAAGAAGCGTGAGAAGCTCGATGAGGAACGCGGTGGTCTACTTACACCTGAAGGTGAGGCGCAGACGCGTAACGAGGCGCGCCTCGCGGCGGAAGAGAACATCACGCTGAAAGGCACGGAGCTGCTCAAGGAACAGGCGCGCCAGCGTAAGGCGCAGACACGCGCCCTGGAGCAAGGGTTCCGTAAAGGTGTGACAATAGCCAAGCGCAACGTGAAGGCAGCACAGGAGGTTGTGATTGCAGCGCTCGATGCATCGAACTTGTCGACCGAGAACAAGGCGAAGTTCATCAAGACCATCAAGAACATCCAGACAGCCGAACAGCTCACACGCGCCATCCCGACGATTATGAACCGGATCAACAAGCTGGAGACCAAGCAGCGGCGCAAAGACGCGACCAAGCGGCTCAAAAGCGTTCTCGGTAAACAGACCCAGGTCAAGAACTTCAAAGGTAAAGTCGGTGTTGAGGTGCAGCGCATTATGGATGTGGCGCGCAAGGCGTACCACATGAAACTTGAAGCCGCCCAGGCGCGGCTCGCTGAGATGGCTAACTCCAATGCCGAAAACGTACCGTCCGCGCTGGCCGCGCTGGAGAACAATATCCTCATGGCGCGCCTCGATGAAGGGTTGAAAGACGCCGACAAGCGCCTTGACATTGACCAGTTAGAGAACCTCGTCACCGCTCTGGAGAGTGGCGTTACTCTAGGTAAGGCGATCCACGGTAAGAACTGGGCGGCTAAAGCAGCCAAGGTGGCCGCGCTGCGTGAGCGCCTATCTAAACTGGTCGGCCAACGGCCCAACGAATCACAGCGTAGTAGGCGCCGGCGCCAAATCAAGCAAAACTTTCAGGTGCGCACCATAATCGGCTTCAGCGCCGCGTGGGCAACGAAGTTGCGCTTTATTATGCAGTCGTCTGACGGCGCTGCGGTCGACACGATGATCGATGACCTGTCACTGTTTCACGAGAGCCGCGCCCATGATCGTGGTCGCCGGCAGTCGGTACTACGGTTTACCGAGTTGGCGATGGCGGCTATCGGTACGGCCTCACAGCGTACCCTCCAGCGCTACTTGCAGAAAAGTGAGACCGAGTACCTTAATCTGCTGCCGATGCGTCACGCTGACGGTGTCACGCGCGCGATTGATGTCGAGACACGCGCCCAGGCGCGTAAGCGCGTCATGGAGTTCCGCGATCCGAAACTGCGCGAGAGCATGATGCACGAGAGTAAGGGCAACATGTACACCGAGGAGATCATCGAGGCGATTACACAATCGCTGACTGAGGAAGATCACCGCCTGGTTGACGCGCAGATACAGTTCTACGCGGAATATTACACTCGCATCGCCGAGGTGTACGAGCGGGTGTATGGCATCCCGCTGCCTCAGTTGGAGAGTTATAGCCCCATCCGCCGCGTCATGGAGGATGGCACCGCCGCCGACGAGTTCCTTCAGAGTATCCAGTATCGCGGTAGTGTGGCGCCGGGTAGCCTCAGAAGCCGTGCGCCATCCATCCGTGAGGTCAGGGTACAAAGTGACTTCCAGGTGCTGCACTCGCACATCGCGGAGATGGAATACTTCATCGCTTTCGCCGAGAAGGTCCAGCAACTCGAAGCGGTCTTCGGTGATCCTGAACTGCAAAAACAGATCAAGAATACCTCCACCGAGTTGATGTGGAAGGAGCTTAAAAAAGACCTGGACTATTTCGCGAAGCGTGGGCGCGACGTAGCTATCATCAACGAGAGTATCCTGACCACCCTGATGCGTAACTTCTCCTTTGCGCAGCTCGGCGCCAAGCCTCAGATTGGCTTGAAGCAGATGGCCTCGTTCGCGGCCTACGCGCAGAACGTGTCAAGCGTGGACTTTACCGCCGGACTGTTGGCGTTTGCAGCCAATCCGCGAAAAGCGTTGCGGGTACTCAACAAAAGTGAACTATTCCGTGATCGCGGCTACAACATCGATCAGGACTACCAGGCCATCCTATCGGATAAGAGCTTCTTCAACTTTATCGGTCAGAGACCGACGCTGGCGAAGATATTGATGCTGCCCATCAAGTATGGTGATAAGACCGCCATCGCGATTGGCGGTTACGCCTTCGTTCACGCACGTATGAAGGCCGGCGTCTCTGAGGCGCAGGCTCTGGTTGAGTTTGGTCGTATGACGGTCGCCACGCAGCAGTCAACTGATATCGATCAAATGTCCTCACTGCAACGCACCAGCAGCCTGATGCGGGTGGCGACGCAGTTCATGTCGTCCGCTAACGCGTTGACGCGTGCTGAGTATAACGCCATCCTAGACAGGCGCGCGGGACGTATTACCCGCAAGCAGTTCGCCAAACGTATCCTCATACTTCATATCGTGATACCGACGCTGATCCAGTTCATCGCCAACGGTTTTACCTGGGACGACGAGGATCAAGGGCGCGCGGCGCTACTTGGTACGATGAATGGCCTCTTTATTATTGGGGATGTAGCTGACGGCCTCGCGCGTATGTTAACCGGCGGCTCCGATGCAATTGTTGACATAGAGGGCCGGCACCCGGCTGAGTTTACGCAAGACATCTTCGAGGCGCTCTTAGAAGTTCAAGAGAACGGCTTTGACTTTGAAGATATTATGGAAGAATCGAAAGCGCTCGACCTATTCCTGAAGGGTGGAGCAGCGGCGACGGGTTTGCCGCTGCACACCATCATGGACGAGATACGTGGACTCGCCAAGCTCACCGAGGCCAACGACTTCGAGGATTTACGAGAGGCGTTGATGATGTCGGGCGGTTACTCTGGCTTCGCAATCGACAACGCACTGGATAATTAGCCGGTATTTGTGTTAATAATAGCACAGAGGATGTAATATTATGACTTTTAGTACGACTACCACACGAGTCAGCACTGCCGGTGACGGCTCTGCCACGGCGTTCAGCTTTCCTTATTTGTTCTTTGATAACGCTGATCTCGTGGTTACGCTGACAGTGGACAGCACCGGCGTGGAGACGGTGCAGACCATCACTACTCACTACACGGTAGTGGGCGCGGGGGTCGCCGCTGGCGGCACTGTGACGATGGGTTCAGCGCCTGCGTCCGGTCAGACACTGCTGATCTCCCGCGTAGAGCAGTTCACGCAAGGACTTGACCTTGTCGAGAACGATAATATGCCATCCGAGTTGGTCGAGAAACAGTTCGATATCCTGACCATGTTGGCGCAACAAACCAATTCACAGGTTGATCGCAGTCTGCGCCAGCCAAACGGCGATACCGTTGACATTGCCGTGATTCCCGCGAAAATAACGCGGGCCTCTAAGGTATTGGCGTTCAACTCTGCCGGCAACCCTGAAACAACCATTGCTACATCTGGCCTTGCTACTCTCGGTACAATTCCAGGTGATATATCCACCGTTGCCGGTATTTCTGCGAACGTCACCACCGTCGCTGGTATAGCTTCAGATGTGACAGCGGTCGCTGCCGACGCCACTGACATTGGCGCGGTTGCTGCCAAAGCTACCGAAATTGGCAGACTAGGCACGGCGGACGCCGTCGCTGATATGAACACGCTTGGCACGGCGGCTATCGTGACCGACATGGACCTTCTGGGGACATCCGGAAACGTAACCGCCATGGGTCTGCTAGGAACCAGTGCAAATGTAACTGCCATGAGCGCGCTTTCTGCGGCCGCCGTCCTTACGGACATGAGCATCCTGGGCACCGCCGATGTCGTGAACGACATGAATATTTTAGGTACTGCTGATGTAGTGACCGACATGAATGTCTTAGCTACAGCCGATGTTGTGACGGACATGAACACTCTTGGTACTGCCGCTATCGTTACCGACATGGATTTGTTGGGTACAACTGCAAATGTAACCGCGATGGGGTTGCTCGGCGTAGCTAGTGTTATTACCGATATGGGCATTTTGGGTACTGCCGACGTAGTAACGGACATGAACGTTCTTGGCACCGCTGACGTCGTAACTGATATGAACACGCTCGGCACGGCTGATGTCGTGACCGATATGAACACCCTCGGCACCGGGGCCAACGTGACCGCGATGGCGACGGTTGCTGCCAATGTCACTGGCGTTAATTCGTTTGCTGAACGCTATCGCGTAGCATCGAGCGATCCTGTAAGTAGCCTCGATGAAGGCGATCTATATTACAACACCACATCCAACGTGCTGCGGTTTTACAACGGCTCTACATGGCTGGCGACTGTCACCACTACATCAGGTGATTTGGTATCATCAAATAACTTATCAGATGTGTCGTCTGCGACGACTGCATTATCAAATCTTGGGGGTGTGGCGAGAACAGCCGCTACGGGCAGTGCGAATGTACCAGCAGGCACAACTGCACAACGCGACGGCTCCGCCGCCGTAGGGATGTTTCGTTATAACAGTACGACCAATGAGTTTGAGGGCTACTCCGGTGCAAGCCCCGCCTGGGGATCAATAGGAGGCGGTGCTGGATATTTCAAGGGCGATAACGGAGCAGTTGGATCAAGTGCTGGTGACATTTTCCGCATCAATGAAGCCGAATTAAATACATCGACAGAAATTTTAGCCGCCGAGAATGCGAGTGCGACTGGCCCGTTAACCATAGCTAGCGGGGTCACGTTAACCGTGAGTGGCAACGTGACGATCATATGAGGGATATAAAATTATGAGTACAATCGAAGCTGATGCCGTCACAGCCGCAACCGGCACCAACACGGCCCTTAGCCTCCGAGGGAAGGGCACCGGTAAGGTTGCGCTGGGCGATGCCAATCTCCTGGTGCCTGACGCAGATGGAGCGGCGGGACAGATTGCTACCACAGACGGCAGCGCCAACCTGACCTTTGCAGCAACTCCCGGCACATCTGGTAACGTCCTGACCTCAAATGGATCGGCATGGACAAGTGCGGCGGCCGCTGGTGGTGGAGGATTTGAAAGTATGCAGGTCTTCACAGTTACGGATACAACTCCGCCTTACGCGAGCAATACTGCCACATGGACCCGACCTGCGGGTGTCACAAAAATTAAGGTTTATGTCACTGGTGGTGGTGGAGGAGCGGGGTCGATACTCAATTCATCATTCGCAGGATATGGTGGTGCTAGCGGCGGGACCAGCATCAAAGTTATAGATGTCTCTGCCATATCTTCTGTGACAGTAACGCTCGGAAAGGGCGGCACGGCATCTAACCTTGCATACCAAAACGGCAACGGCGAAACTGGCGGGACTAGTTCATTTGGGTCGCATTGTTCGGCGACGGGGGGTGACGGCGGCGGTGCCTCCACCAACACCGCCACCGCCAACATGCAGGCCGATGCTGGCGAAGGAAGTGGCGGTGATTTGAATCTTCGCGGCAGCCCGCCGAGCGGGCAGTTTAATAATAGTTCAGGCGCTTACTATGGCGGCGGACCCGGCGGCGCGTCCTTCTGGGCTGGCGGTGGGCTGTGCGTACACCAAGCATATACAACTGGATTTGATGAGGTTGCTGCCTCGGGCGTTGACGGTAGCGGCGGCGGTGGGGGTTCGTATGGTTCGTCTTACTCGTACAGTGGTGGCAGCGGCGGCGGTGGCATAGTAGTTGTCGAGGAGTATGCATAATGAAGATCGCTTTGATAAGAGCTAATAAAATTGTTGAATTTGTCGATGCGCCTTTTCCGGTTCACGCTGATTTGACTTTTGTTGATGTCGCTGATGACACGACGCTGCAAGATAGGTTCGTCGATGGTTCGGTTGTGAAAGCGACGACGACGCCGCAGACTGTCGGGGAGGTCAGGGGAATTAGAAACGCTCTGCTGTCATCATCTGATTGGACTCAAATGCCGGACACAGCGCTTTCGGATTCAAAGAAAGCCGAATGGGCAAATTACCGCCAAGCCTTGCGTGATCTTCCGGCAAATACTGCTGATCCCTCCAATCCAACGTGGCCAGAGGAGCCTAGTTAAATGACTTCGACACTTAAAACTGACGTAATAGAATCAAAATCAACCGATGGCGATTTGACGATACAGGGGGCTGGAACCGGTGTTCCTAATCTCGAAGCTGGCTTTAAAGTTGGCGGAACCGCTGGCGTCCCTGTCTCTGCCCTGCGCGCAGGGACCGATGGCGAGCTAATTACCTGGGCCGCTGATGCATCTGCAACGACAGTGGGTGCCGGGACCGCAACTCACGTACTCACTTCGAATGGCGCTGGTTCTGCGCCTACATTTCAAGCCGCTGCTGGCGGGGGTGGGCTGAAATCGGTTCAAGTTTTCACTAGTAATGGGACTTGGACGAAACCTACCGATATCGGTAGCGTCCGAGTCCAATTGGTTGCCGGTGGTGCTGCCGGGAATCACTCTGGATATGGCGGCGGCGCAGGTGGATATTCTGAGAAGTTTATCGACGT